CTATCGGTAGTAACCCATCCCGTAGTACGGCCTGGGCGCGCGGTGATACCTGTACGAGTGGCGCGGCCAATAATGCCGATACGCATTGCGGCCGGGCGTGACATAAATCCGACCGCCCAAATCGGGACCATGGATGTCCGAGGTCGGGCCGCGCTTCTGCATCTCGTGCGTTGCGCCTTCCCAGCTCGTGTTGAAACTCTGCGCGGACGCCGGCACCGCGTAGGCAAGTGCCACCGCCGCAGACAAACAGATCGCGCGAACGTAGCGCATCGAGTCCTCCTTCGCTCCGTGCCCACCTGCGCTCCTAACGAATGCGCTTACGTCGAGTTCCGGCACCTGCGCCGGACAATGATGCTTCAACATTCGCGCCTCGCGCCGCTTGCTTGAGCCACAAGCGCGACGTCATGGCTGCGTCAATGGCGACCGAAGATGGCCTGGAGGCCGACGACCAACGCAGTCGCCGTTCCCGCCACAACCATTCCCACGACGGTCAGGAAGCCCCTCGACTGCGCGGCTTCCATCGCAAGACGCCAGCGGCGCGCGTGCTCGAGATCCTTGCGGAATTCCGCATCCATGGCGATGCGGCCGATCTCGCGCATGATTGCGAAGTCGCGCTGGGCCTCGAGCGGATTCGACACGTCGATGCCGATCGTCAACAAGGTGGCGCGCACTGCACGCTCCGCCGCCTGCTCGATGTCCTCCGGGCTGGTGGTCATCGCCTGGCTCCCGTGGCCGCCTTGACGACCTTGCCGACGATTCCGCCTGTCGGCAGCGGGACCAGATCCGCGAGCTTTTCTTTGGTGCGTCCCCACGCGTATACACCGGCCACTCCCGCCGGCCCGGCATTCCAGACCGCAAGGGCATAGAGCACCGACGACAGCTCGGCGAGAGTTGCCGCATCCTTGGCATACGCTTTGTGCAAGATCGCAACGAGCTGGAACGGCAGGCTCGTGCCCCACACGATCATGATGTAGGGCCGCCAGATCGCCTGGAGAAGCGCGATCGCGTTGCGCAGCCGGCCGTCCGCAAGCCCTGCAAGCTGCAACTCCGCGCGGATGGTCTCGCCGATCTGCTCGACCTGAGCACGGCCGAGCCCGGCCTCGGACCGCACCTGCTGTGCGGCCGACGACCATCGCGCATCCGCCTGCGCGAGCTTCGCCTGCACCTCGTCGGACGGCATCGTCTTGAGCGCACCGCCGACCGCCTCCGGCGTTGGCTCGACTCCCAAGGCCTCGGCGAGCACATTCCCCACCGCGCTGCCGAGCATGTTTCCGAGCGGCCCGCCAAGCGCACCGCCGATGATCGGTGCCCCGGCCTTGACAAGATCGCCCGCGATGGACCGCCACTCCATGTGCGCCTCCTGCTGTCGAAACCTGTTCAACCGTCCGCTACGCAGTTTGCGTGCGCTTGCGCCACCAGCGCAGCGCAAACCACAGGGTCAAAGCGAGCATGACGGCGCCGATCACGATCCATGCTGCGTCAAGAGAATTGACGGCCTGGGTGGAGGCAGCGCCGCCAGCAGCGATGACCGCGCCCGCCACGGTGGTCGCGGCTGCCCCGCCGTGCATCGACTGCGCCCTGGCTCGCGGCGGTGATGCGTCAGATGGAACGTGAACCGACGTGGGGAGGCGCGACGCCGCGAGCGAAAGCGAAAATGCGCGGACCTCACGGACCCGGCGGCTCCACCCGGCGCCGAAGGTTGGCCAGGTCTTGAGCGATTTGAGGAAGCGCATGCGTTCGTCGTTCACGGCGTTGATGATCGCATGCGTGTCGCGCTTCGTCAGCGCCGCCAGCACCTCGGCCGTGACGCGATAGTCGCTGGCAGGGAGGCCGAGGACGCGTCGGAGCACCTTCCCGCTGCGGCCGACGCCGGAGTTCACGCCGTAGTCGAAGATGCTTGCGTCGATTCCAGGGGGCAGGTCATCGCAACGAAGTGCGTCCCAATAGTGGGTCCGGTAGATGGCCCTGGCCACGTCAGCATGCATCGCCTTCACATCGGAGGCGGCCGCGTTCGGATTCACGTAGCGGCGATAGTCACTGATGGTGATGCCGAAATTCGTGGGCCCGCCCGGATCGCTCGGATGGTTCGCATAGCCGCCCTCATACGCGAGGAGACGGCGGAGACATTCCGAAAAGTTTGCCGCGGCCATGGCTTTCCTCATGAAAAAAGCCGCCCAAGGGCGGCTAGACATGCTACTATTAGTAGTTGATGCTATTTCTACAATCTACGCGATACGCCTAAGGACACAGACATGCTGCAAGCGTTGCTGGAGTATCACTGGCTGCGCCCCGAAACGGCCCTCTGGCGCGCGCTCGACTGCCATGTGCTCGCGGGCAAAGCCTTCACAGAACCTTCGATCGATATCGGCTGCGGTGACGGCGTCTTTAGCTTCATCCGCGCAGGCGGCTGCTTCAATCACGATTACGATCAGTTTTCGCTCGTGAGCCACCTTGGTGAATTTTACTCTGGGCACGACATCTACAACTCCTTTGACGACACGGCGCAGCCACCAGAGATCGCCCGGCCGGCAGGATATCGAATCTCCGTTGGGGTCGACCACAAGCCCGCACTGCTATCCAAGGCCAAATACACTGGCCTCTACCGAGAACTGGTCGAGGCCGATGCGAACAAGCCGTTGCCACTGGCTGGCTCGCGTTTCCAGACGATCTTTTCCAACATCCTTTATTGGCTGGATGACCCTCAATCCGTCGCGCGCGAGATTGCGCGGATCATGAGCCCAGATGGCGTCGCCTATATCCACGTACCGAGCGAGACCTTTCGGGATTGTTCACTGTACCAGCGATTCTACGTTCAAAGCGGCGACCCGCGCTGGTCATGGCTCTCGCTGATCGACCGGAATCGCTCAAACAACATTAAGCATTGTCATTCACAGGCAGAGTGGCTGGAACTCTTCGATTCTGCAGACCTCCGTTCTGTGAGTGTGTCGCGCTATCTCAGCCCGCTTCTCCTTTCAATTTGGGATATCGGGTTGCGCCCGATCTCCCCGATCCTCATCGAGATTGCCAACAAGCTGACGGCGAGTGACCGCGCGAAAATGAAGTCGAAATTCGTCTCGACCATACGACAATTCGCCGAACCCATTATCGCCAATGAAAAGAACCAATTGGACCCGGCGGCGGGGTTTTTCCTATTCGAATTGCGCCACAAATCTTTCCAGTGAGCGGCGGGTGTGCGCCGCTTGAGCGAGCAGACGTAGTTTCAGTATCTGAACTCGATCTCTCTGCGCCACGATGACGAACTAGATGTGCCATTCACGCCGGCGAGTCGGAGATACCGAAACAGCATGGTATTTCCGTTGAATTGCGTGAACGTCTGCACCGCAGCGTCCCCGAGCGTGAACCAAGATCCGATATCCACAAAACTGGTGCCGTCGTTCGACCCCTGCCACTTCCATGTGCCCGTCGGATTAGAGCCATTGGCATCGTAATACTTAGCCTCTGTAATGATTCTTGGTGTTCCGAAATCGAATAAGAAATACCAACCAACGACGTTGAGACCGGAATTGAAGAATAGTGAATCGTTCGAGCTGTCGCCGAAACCGCCGTCTACTAGGTTCGGCGCCGTACCGTTTCCTATCGAAAGTCCACCGCCAGCCGTGACGGAGACGTTCGCTGACTGATCGCCGGTGCGGTAATAGGTGGTGTGGGAGACGCCCGTCAAAACGGCATGAGAAACTCCAACCATCAGCTTAACCCCGTCCCAGAGATCATCCATTCCGTCGAAGCAATCTTCGTCACAACTGCAATGCCGTTTGCTGTCAGAGCGCGACTACCAGTCGCGCCGGACCCGGCGAGCGTAAGTGTGTCGCTGACGATCGCTATCGTGACCGTGTTGACCTTGTTGATGAATGTGATGACCGTCCCGATTGGGAAGGCCACCGACGCATTTGCGGGAATTGTGAAGGTCCGCGGGTTGTTGTCGGAGGCAGGGTGCAGGATGTGCTTCTGCGCGTCCGCTAGGACGAGGGTGTAGGGCCCGCTCTGCGAATTCTGCGGGATATGGCTGTAAAGCGGAACCCCTTCGACGGCGATGACGCCGGCGGATTCGCGCGAGAGCGTCGTATCGGAGGCGTTCCCGAGTTCGATCACGCCGGAGGTCGTGAGGTTCGCAACGCCCGAAATGTTGCCGCCGTCGTCGATCGCCACTCCGCTCGCCTGCACGCCTTTGCCGGTGCCGTCAGAACGGATCATCCGGTTGTCCGCGCCGAATGCGGATGCCGCCGTGACGTCGCCGATCCCCGAGCCGTCCAGCCCCGGATCGCCCGCCAGATTGAGATTCCAGTCCGCGTAAGTGCCCGACCCGCCGGTTCGGGACACGTCAATCGTGAGCGTCGTCCCGCCGTAAGATGTCACCAGCCCTTCCATATAGTTCGCTCCGCTTGCAGCCGAGGACGCACGCAAGCGCGCCCCTGTGCTGTAGGCGAGCCCTACCTGCGTCTCGAAGGTTCTCGAGCCGGCGCCGATCGAGAGACTGGTGGTGGAGGTTGCCGCATAGCCGGCGCCGTCTTGGCCGGATGGCCCTTGCGGCCCGACCGGGCTCGCCGCGCGCAGCGTCCAGTCTGCGTGCGTGCCGCCACCGCCGATGTCGCTGACGTCGACGGTGAGCGACGTGTTGGCGTAATCGGTGACCTGACCAAGCATGTAGTTGCCCGGGTCTGCATCCGACGTCGCGAGCACAAAGGATCCGACCGGAAAGTCCTTTCCCGCACCGGTCGTGAAGGTCCTGGCGCCCGTGCCGATCGTCAGGCTCGTCGCCGACGTCGCCTCGTGCAGCGCTTCGACGAGACCGTTCAAGGTGAGAACGTTGTACTCGTCGCCGACCGGGTCATAGATCCACACCTGTCGGCTGGACGGATTGAGGAGCGCAGCAGGAAGAACCTCGGCGAGATCGGAAAATTTCGGCTGGATGTACCAGACGCCACCCTCCTTGAAGACGGTGATGCCGCCCTGACCGACGACAGTCACCGGGAATGGAGCTGGGAAACGAACGTTCAGGGTCATGACACAATCCCATCTATGACAGGCAGCAGGCCGATCACGAATTGCCGTGTCGCACCATTGAGCGAGTAGATTCCACCGACTTCGTACATATCGGCGCGAAGTGCCCGCATGTCGTGGGCACCTATTGAAAGATGAAACGTGCCGGTGTCGACAATCGACACCTTGCCGTTGACGGTGCCCGCGGACAGCACGGACGCGCCGCTCAACCGATCGCGCACCTCGACCAGGATCGAAGCCCCCGTCAGGTCGAGCGGCTCTTGCGTCTCGTCGTCGACAAACGATACGACGAGGTTCCAGTCGGCGCGCGTCGAAGCGGGATCGAGCGTTCCAATGAACATCAGAGCTTCCGAAAAAATGTGCCGAGCACGGTGCGCGGCGTGTTGTTGTGCGCATTGCCGCCGCCGGCGGAAGCGTTCGTGATAGTGATCCCGGTCGTCGCCGCCGCGGTGTTGAGCGGCCCGCCGTCGGCGCCCTGGCCGGCGGCGGTCGGCGTGCCGCCGATCGCGGGATATCGCTGCGAAATGTAATGCGCATGCCCGGGATCGTTCAGCACGTTGGCGTGCGTGTGCGCCGCCAGCTCGTTCACGGTGAGCGCGTGCTTCTCCTCGCCGCATAGCGCGCCCGCCGTGATGGCATCGCCGAGCGCAAACGGCACGCCGTTCAAGCGGCCAGCGGCCGCATTGCCCATGTCGTCGAGTCCGCCCGGCAAATAGCCGCGCTTGTCGGGCAGCGTGATCTGCTTGTCGGCGGCCCAATCGGCGGCAGCGCTGGCTCCCCGTCCACCCGACACCGGACAGATGGCGTTGCTGTAGGTGCCCCATAGAAACAGGAACAGGCCTTCACAATCGGAGTTCGCCCGCTCGCTGGCGCCGCTGGCCGCCGATCCGATCGTGCGGCCGTTGTCGCGGACCCAGCCCGACCGCGAGCCGCTCGCATCGAGCCAGAGCACGTCCCCGGTCTTGAAGATGGCATCGGCGTCGACGCTGCCGCCCCCGCCTCCTCCGCCAGCCGAGGGGCCTATGACCAGCAGGTTCGATTCCTCGAGCTGCACCACGCCGCGACTGCTGGTCAGGCGCACGCCGATATTCCCGTCCGCCAGATAGAACATCGGCACGCGCCCTGCCCCATCCAGCGTGATCCGGTCACCCCAAGGCAAGGTGAGGCCGGCGTCCTTGTAGGCGGTGGCCGGCGAAGACGGCGCGCTTGCCGCATAGAAGATCAGCCTGCCGCCCTTGAGCGGCCGACCGGTGTCCTTGTCGAACTGGGTGGACAGCGGAAGGTTTGGCAGAGTACCGGCCACGACAATGCCTCCGAAGCTTAAAAAAGGGCCGCCATGCAGGAGCGGCGCGCGAATTGCGGGAGTGAGGGTCAGGTCTGGCTGTCGAGTGCGCTCGACGGTCCGGCTTACCCCTTGGTGCGGGACAGCCCGCCGCGTTGAGCGAGCGCGTAAATCCGCGCTGTCGTGTTCGCGCCGTCCAGGATCGTCTTCCAGAGGTTCTGGCTGGCGTTGTAGTCAGCCATCTCGGCTTCGGCCTTGGCATTGCCGACGCCGAGGGCGCTGTTGTAGGCGCTCTGTCCCAGACCCCGATAGCTCGCATCGAGACCAGAACCCAGTCCGCTGTAGAGGTTGCCGAGACCGCCGGCGGCGCCGAGCGCCTGTCCGCCGTAGCCCGCAAGCGCATTGAGATAATTCGACCAGCCCTGCGCCGCGAGATCGTTGCCGTACTTGAGCTCGGCGGCGCGGGTGCCGCCGCTCGAGAGCGTGCCGCGCGCCGCCGCGCCGCGATCGATGGCGTCGAGGCCGGCCTGCAGCTGCGCCTCGTAACCTGGCGCCGCTGCGAAGGCGGCGCGGGCCCGCGTATTCCCATCGGCGCCGTTGAGGCCCAGCGCGTCGGCCAGCGCGCCGTAGCCCTTCAGCGCCGTATCGTAGATCGGTTGGTAATAGCCCGCGGCCTTGCCGGCGTTGCTGGCGAGCGCATCGCGGCCCTGGCCGAACAGGCTTGCCAGTTCGGAATATCCTTGCCGTACGGATGCTTCCTTCTGCGCCGCCGCGGCGCGGGCCGAGTCGCCGGAGAAAATGTCGAACAGTCCCATCGGGATTCCTCGCTGTCTGGTTCCATCAGTTGCTGCCGCTGCGCTCAGGGAATCTCCTTGCGCAGTTGATTCAAGATCCGCACCCAGAACGTGAGCCATCGGTACCACTCGGTCGTCATTCGACCGGTGTTCGGATCGACGAGAGGGACGTCGATGTCCGGCGTCGGCGGCGGAAGCGGCGTGGCGGTCGGCATAATGGGGTCCCTCTGGCCTGGCTCAGGCGGTCCGGATTTCGGCTGACTGGTCGCCGCCGAAGACCTCGACGTCGACCGGGTCCGAGACAGTCAGCCGCCATCTCCGTCCGGCTGGCCCGAGCGAGCCGCAACGCGTCACCTTGATCGCCTGCGGCCGCGCGCCCTGCCGCCCCAGCTTGCGCGCGCGCGGGGGACTCCACGTCTCTCCGCCGTCGGGGCTGTAGCTGATGAACAACGTGGGGTCCGACTGCGTCGGATCGCTGCCGGTTGCGATGCCGACCGATTGCATGACATCGAAGCTTGCGAACGCCACGGCGGCCCTGTCGGGAAACGCCGTCACAGGGCCGCTTTCGAGCTGAAACACCAGCGGATCGCCGAGCTCGTCGCGCGCAAACTCCGAGATCTCGAGCAGGTTGCCGGATCGCGTGTCGCCGGCGATCCATGTCCCAAACGCATTGATGGCGCCCGTGGCCCGCCAAGTCGGCGAGAGATAGCTCGCGCGCTCGTGCCAATAGAACGTATCGAGATCGAACACCCACGCCCAGGCCGGACATCGCATCACGATGCAGGCATGCCCGTCGATCACGTACGAAAACATCTCGATAGCGTTTGGATCGCCGCCCGTCTCCAGGAATGACGCGATCGCCCTGTCCACGTCCAGCGTCGAGATGGGCGTTGGCGTGTAACCCTCGAGCACATGTACGCGCTTGTCGTTTCCGACAAAGACAATTCCCTTGCCGATGCCGTCCTCGAATCCCGCGATCGCATTGCGGGCGAGAATTCCGCGCGGAATGACGCTCACCCGTGAGAACGGAAACGCCGGCGGCGGCTCTGCGGTGTTGCGCCAGACCTCGATCGAAGCCGATCCGGCAAGATAGAGATCGCGAAACGCAACGGCCCGCAGCAGACCGTCGGGGTTTCCTTCACATTTGATGCTGGCGAGCGGGTCGATGTCCGTCGAGTTGAGCGCAGACGCGACGCAGGCGCCGTTCCCATAGGTGAAGAAGAAATACCCGTCGAGGAAGCACACGCTGTTCGGCGCGCCAACGTCCGAATCCGGGTACGGAGCGACGCTCGAAACCGAGACCACAGAGGCCCCGTTCTCGGGATCCACGACGACCAGGTCGGGCGCCGGCAGCCTGTTGTTGCGCGCCCAGAACACCGGGCTGGTGCCGTCAAGCACGCCCACCGACGTCGCGACACCCGCACTATCGAAGCGCGTCACGTTGTTGGCGAATGCCGCGTAGAGCGTCGAGCCGACGATGATGTGACCGCGATGCCCCGTCTGCGAGCTTTCAGCGAAAGCACGCAATCCGGGCGAGCGCCGCCACTTGCCTTGCGCGCGGGCGCCCGCGGGCAGCAGTGCGTAGTGGCAATTGATCAGCCGGCCCGCGCTGTCCTGCGGACGCTTGCCCGGCGAACTCGTGAATGGAAACGGGATCGGAGCCATGCGAGCACCTATGACTGACGATGAAAGGCCCCGCCGCGACCGCCCAGCAGCGCCGGATCAACCTGCAACGTGCGACGCGCCGCGACCGGGCGCGACGCGGACTTGATGCGGTCTTCCGCCGCCTCGATCTCGAGAGCGGTCGCAGGCGGGCGGCCGTATCCGGGGCCAAGCCGTATCGCCAGCGCGGCCACCAGCGGCTCGAACAAACCGTCGGCGATCTGCTCGACATCGGGCAGGTAGAGCACTCCGCGGTTCTGCAGATCGGCGATGAGCGCCCTACAACGGCGCGCCAGCAGTTCCTCATCCTCGGCGGCGAGCGGATCACCGACACCGATGACGTTGAGATCGAGCGCGACCGTGTTGACGAGTTGGGTGGAGGTGTAGGGCATGGCGTACCGGAGCGTTGCGGAAGAAGGGGGCACTCGAGCCGGCCGATGCCGGCTCGAGTGCTGGACGAGGACCGCGGGAGGTTCGGTCGTCGTCAGGTGCCGCTCACGCGGGTGGCGAGGTCGGGGAAGATCGACTTCACCGCGTAGAGCACGTCGAGACGCCAGTTGCTGACGTCGTTGATGCCGTCGTAGTAGGGTACGAGACGCACGCTGATGCCCTTGTAGGTCTCCCGTCCGACAAGCTGGGAGGGCACGCCCGCCGGGATCTCCATCGGCACCATCACGAGCGCAAAGGCGTTCTTGTGGAACACCATGTTCTGCGGGTAATTGCCCGCCGCGCTGCCCAGCACCGTGATCGCGGCGTTGTCCGCCGGCTGCGCCGAGACGGTCTGATAGGCGCCGGACGTGATGATCGCCGGCGATACGTTGAGCGTGGCATTGCCGCTTCCGTCGGACGACACATCCGCGTTGATCACAAACTGCTGCAGGTAGGGCAGCACGTCCTTGGTCACCGGATTGATGGCGAACACGCCGGCAATGGTGATGACATCACCCTGCTTGAGGACGGCCGAGGAATTCGACCATCCGTCGGTCACCAGCGACTGGGCATTGGCGGAGCCCGAGGCGGCGTAGGTGGTCGCCTGGCTGCCACCGTTGACCAGCGGCGTTCCGGCCTTCGAGCCCACAGTGTGCGTGCGCACGTTCTGGGTCTCGTAGAGCTCGACGCCGCCGACCATCGGCAGGCGAGCGCGTTCGATCGCGGACTTGGAAATGTCCTGCACGAACGAGCCGGTGAGCGAACCGAGCAGGCCCCACTTGTCCGCGGGCGAGAGCACGCCGCAACGATCCTCCGGCACCGCCATCTCGGTCAGGCGCTGCGGCGCCTTGCCGAAATCGGAGAAGCCGTCGATCGTCTGGCCAGGCACGCCGACCCAGTTCCACACCGTCTGATAAAGGGCGGCAATGTCGCGGTCGATCTGGTTGGCGATCGTGATCATCGCCGGCTTGAGAAAGCGTTCCGAGAACTCGCTGATCTTGAGCGTCATGTCGGCCGACGAGAACGCGAGATCCACGCCGCCCTGCGTGTCGACGGTCAGGGTGAGCGATTTCTCGGTGGTGTCCTGCGGGCTCGCCACCGCACCGGCGCGCCAGGTGTACTTGGCCGGGCGTCGGATCTGCACCGAGCCGCCCTTCTTGTACCCGTTGACCGGCTTCTGCATTTCGTCCTCGTAGGCGCGGTTCACCAGGTTCCCGAGCACGAGGTTGTTGTCGAGGAGCATCAGCGCTTCCTTGGCGATGACGCTCGGGGTCAGTACCGAATTTGGCATGTGTGTAAAACCTTGTGTTGGATTGAATGAACGCAACAGCGAGGTCGAAGGCGTCGAGCAGCCGGCGCCGGCTCGCGGTAGGCGGCAGTCGCGCGTTAGCGGACCGCCGATCGCCCCGCGGGCGGCTTGCCGTGACCGTCAGATGCGTCCCTCGGCGCGGGCCTTGCGGTAGTCCTCGTGGGTCATCCGTTCGGGATCGAGCGCGCGGCCGGCCGAAGCGCCGCCACGCAGGGGCGTCAGCGGCGCCGCGGCACTGGTCGCGGTCGTCGGATTGGGTCCACGAATGCGGGCTTCGAGATTGCCGATCCTGCGAGCAGCCTCGGCAGGCGGCATCTCATTGATGTCCTCAAGAGCATCGGGGTTCTTTGCCAGGTAGTAGGCGATCAGCGGCCCCTTGGGGCTGCCGAGGATCATGTCGCGCACGTCGTTGCGGATCTCGGAGCGCCCGGCCTGCTGCAGGACCTCGTCGAAATCGGCGATGCGCGGCTTCAATGCATCGAGCCTCGCGTTGTAACCGGAGACCTTGTCCCGAAACGCCGCTTCGGCATGACGCTGAGCCTGCAGCTCAACGTCACGGCGCCGCTCGTCCCGTAGCGCCAGCCGAATCTGGTAGTCGCGCATGGCGCGGTCATAGGCGAGATAATCGCCGGGAAAGTCCTCTTCACGGGGCTCGGGCAGCTCGTGATTGTTGTCTCGTCCAGCGACCGGCGAAACGTGTGGCCGGCTGCGCTCGGCATCGAGCTCGGCCTGAAGACGGGCGATGCGTTCGCGGTAGCGCTGTAGGCGTGATCGCCTGCGCGGCCTCGCCTCCTCCTCCTCCTCGCCTCCTTCGTCCGGCGTGTCGCTGTCCTCGGAGCTCTCGGGTTCGCCGACGACGATGACGTCGTCCTCGGCATGAACTCCCAACTCGTCCTCGCCTGATGCGGTGCCGATGGATTCCTTCAGTGCAGGATCCACCTGGTTAGGATGCGCGACGTCGTGATCGTCGATGGGCATGCTGGTCCTCGTGAAAAAAGGGCCGCTGTATGCGGCCCTGGGAAAATGAGATCGGCGGTCACAATCGGCTGCAGCTACGACCGGTGCCACGGCTCCGCACAACGGGTGCATTCGCATCCCGTCTGCCTTCGGCGCGCAAGCATCCTTGCTCCGCGATCGCGCAGCCATCCAACCGTAACGACGATACGAAGGAAAGTGCGCTTCATTGCGCGTGTGAACTTCGCGGAAAACACATGCTCAACACGAAAGCGTTTCGCCCGAGAGCGCGGCGGCCGTGACGCAGGACGGCGACTCTTGCCGTTGCCGCGCTTCCAAGCACGACACAGGAGGGCGTCAGCGCCGTCGTGCTTCAAAGGACGGAGACATTCGACGGCGAAGCCGACTCCATTCACTCCTGTTCATTGTCATCGGCTTCGACGTCGTGGCGCGTTTGTGTCCGCGCCTTACTTGGCGGCATGCCGGGTGCCTGCTCACGACGCCGGCAAGCCGGGCTGCGGTCCGGCCGCCTTGGCGGCGAGGTCGATCCGCTTGAGCTCGAGCTCCATCTCCTTCTCGCGCACTTGAAGCTCCGCCATGCGCGCGTCCGCAGCGGCCTTGGCGATCGCCGCCTGCGCCTGGACCTGAGCGGCCACCCCGGCCTCGCGCCTATTCTCCAACTCGGCTTGGGCTGCGAGAGCCGCTGCTGGCGTCGGTGGAGCAGCGGGGCCGAGGCCAGCCGCCGGCATCGGCGCAACGCCACCCTCGGGCGGCAGCCGATCTTCCGGCACCCCCGCCTTGCGCAGCCGCGCGCGCATGAGCACGGCCTTCACGGGGGGAGGCAGCGTCGCCTCGATGCGCTCGGCAACCTCCTGGGCGAACGGCCAGTCCTGCGCCTTGGCGTACAGGTCGAGCAGCAATGGAGCGACGCCAGGCGCGGCTTTCATGAACGACTCGAAGCCGACGCGCGCCTCCTCTCGCTTCGTGGAGAAACTCGGCCCCTGATCGATGATCACGCCGTAAGCGCCGATGGTGAGGTCGTTGAGCCGCCGGCGCAAGGCGCCAGCCAGCCGATCGGCCGCCGACGTCGCATTCGCCCGTTCGCTGGACCGTACGGCTATTGGCGGCAACGCCTCGGAACGCCGCTCGCCCGCATCGACATCAAAGGATTCCTGCGAGCGGTCATCGGTGAGACCACGATCAGTGATTTCATCACTGTCGCCGGCCGGGTTCTGATGGGGAAACTCGATGGGGTCTTCCGGATCGTCGGAGAGTGCAGCTTCGACCATCGCCTTGTTGATGGTTACCGTCTCAACACTGCCATCCTCCCCGAGAATCTGCACCTCGCGCTCGGTGTCGTATACCTTCGGGATGAGGTCGACGAGGATGCGACCGACGTGGCGCAAGGCCAGCATGAAATTGTCGACATAGACGACGTTGGCCACGTCGGTCTGCCGCTCGCGCACGGAGATCGCCCGACCGCTCACCTCGTTCGAGCGATTGCCCAGCGACGGATCGTAGATCCCGGTGGTACCCTTGATATCGCGCTCGGCGCGCGCCATGGACGCTTCAAGACCGGGTTGCGCGACCGCCGGTACATTGCGCTGCGGCGGCGCACCGCCGTTCGACGGATCGGGATCGTACTCCAGGTACGGGTGATTCTCGGAGTTGGCCGTCGCCCATTTGTCTTCGCTTTGCTCGAAGTTCCGGCGCGTCCCGATCCACGGCGCCTTCGGGGCCAGAGCCTTCATCTCAGCGTCCTGGGAGATGTTGAAATTGTAGATCATCTGCGGTTCCTTCGCGAACCGGACGACCCCATGCCGCACGATGCGGCGGCCGATCCGCACCTCCTCGCCGATCATCGGTGCGATCGGAATGAGGCGGCCGGGCCATTCCTGCGGCTCCTCCAGATAATGACCAAGCGTGACGAGCGAGCGATACACCTTGTAGCCTTGGCGTTCCCGCACCTTGGCTCCTGCCGCGACCGCGGCACGCGCCGCATCCCGGCCTTTGTCGGTGAGATCGACGATCGTTCCGTCGGTGTAGAGCGCGAGCGTCCGTTTGACCGGCCGCTTTTCCCAAAATTCCCCGACGCGCACGAAGTCGCCGCCGTACCAGAACGACGCGCGGTCATAAGCGGTGAAATCGGCGAGCGGGACGTGTGGGTATTTCTCGCGAAACTTGCCGTGGCTCATATCGACAGGGACGAGGCACCACATGGCGTCCTCGCGTGTCGGCAGCTTTGAATCCGGATCCCACAGCACCGAGACGCCGTCGTCGACCTGCACGATGCGGCATTCCTGGTTGAACGTCAGTTCGTCTGCGTACTCCGTGATCACGCGCAGCGCGCCGACGCCGCAGGAGGCCATCTGGTCGGCGGCGAGTGCGAATGCTGCCTTCGCCTCGCTGCGGTTCTGGATGTAGCGCAACATGCCCGTGAGGATTTCGCTCACCTCCTTGCGAGCCTCGCCATTTGCCGGGATGACCCGCACCGAGAACGCTCCGAGCCGGATGTCGCCCGTGATCTGACGCTTGAACTGCGGCAGCAGGTTCACGGTGAGCATCGGCCGCCCTTTGCGCGCGGACTTGGCGTAATCCGGCCACTGCTCGCCGGCGAGCTTGGCGAGATCGTCGTAGGCGGCCTCGATATTCTCCTTTTCATGCTGGTATGCCTCGTCAACCTTCTCGGCGATCTCACGCAAGGCATCGTTGTCGATCGCCCTTGCCGGCCGATTCGAAGGTGCCTTGCGGCTTTCCATCGGTGACTTCAACGTGTGATGCGGCTTTTCCTGCTTGGCCATGACCCTGCCTGCCTTGTTTCAAAGGTGTTTCGTCAAGCGAAAGCACGCGCTTGGCGCGCGCGCCTCGACTTATCCGTTCGAGAATGAGTGGGTCAGGCCCAGGTCCACTGACCGGCCTGCCCTGGCGCGTGTCTGCGCGCGGGGCGCTTCATCTCGGCAAAACGCCGCATCATCACGGCGACGCGCGTCGCCGACAGCAGATCGTCGCGCTCCTTGACGATCATGCCGTTCTTGCGGTGGTAGCCTCGTTTTTCCGCGAACCAGCCCGACAGTGTGCTGAACACCTTGAAGCGTCCCGTCTTCATGCGATCGAGCAGCTCGCTGATGCCGGCCTCCACACCGTAACCGCCCTCCTCGTGGGTGGCATGCTCGGGCAGCACGTTGAGCCCTTGACGGCGATACTGCGCAGCGAGCTCTTCGCCCGACCCCTTGTCATGCTGCAGCCCATCGTGCGGCCACGCGCAAGGAATCCACTCGCCCCAGGGCCGGATCGCTCCCGCGTGGGTGATCGGAGTCTGCTGGCGTTCGGCGTATTCGGCGGTCACGTAGATGATGTCGGCGTCTTTGTCCCAGGCCAGGCTGACCGCCGCGAACGGATGATCATAACCGAAATCGAGCCCGACGATGCGATACCAATGCGCCGGGATGGCGCAGGGCGCGCAGGCGATCGCCTCGTCGTGCACCGGAAAGACGAGCCCCGAGCCGAATTGCGGCAGGCCTTTCGTACGGGCGTCGCGCTCGTGCTCCGGATAGCTTGCGACGATCGCCGCGCGCTGCTCCGCCGTATAGTGCTCGGCATCGTCGATGGTCATGCGCGTAATGTGGCGCGCGGGATTTGGCATGAATGTGCCTCGCTTCTCGCGCGGACGATCGTGCTCGACCGCCAGGCCATCGCGCGGATTTGCGGAGCGGCGGCGGAAGTGCGTCAGCCGATTAAGAACGTCCCGTCCGCAAGGCCGTCAACACCAGCTGATAGACCCGCTCGGGGTCGCGGACCCCGCTCGCGACCACCGACAACACGGTCTGCGCGACCATGGAGGTGGCGGGATCGTCACGGTCGGCCAGTCCGAGCGCCTCGCGCACCCGTTCATAGCCGCGGGTCATCAGCGCGACCGAGTCGGCGTCGAACACGCCCTCCCGCAGCAGTCGGTCGATCGACATGCAGTTGGCACCCTGGCTCGACTGCCGAGTCGAGAATGAGGCCGCTGCGTGGGTCATAGGCGCGTCCACCCGCCGCTTCACTTGCCGCGCGCTCCTGGCGTTCGGAACACGCAGCTCCAACCACACCGCCGCTACCAACGTGGCCCCGAACGCAACTCGCTGCAACGATTCTTACGTTGTCAAAGCCAGCCTATGGGGGGCCTGAAGCGTTTGATGCCAAAGCCAGAATTGGCGCATGGAACTCATCCTGCTCAGAATGAGTTATATGAGTAGGTTTGCATTCCTGCTCCCGATTTCACATCGGAACCGCGCCATGCCCCAGCCACGCCTCGACCGACTGCAGATCATGTTGACCACCGACGAACTCCGCATGCTGGACGACTGGCGCTTCGCGCATCGGATGCCCAGCCGCTCCGCAGCGGTGCGTGAACTTCTCAAGCGTGGACTCGCCAACGAGGGTTTTCTCGTCAGCGATGGGACCACCAAATCCAAGGATTATAGCTTGGGAGGCAACGCCGACGGCCGTGTGTCTGCGGGTGACCCGCTGCAGTCAAAATCGCTCAAGAAGAACGGGGACGGCGCGAGACGTTGAGCGCAGCACTATCCCCCAAACCGGTCTGTCGGCGCCAGCGCCTGCGCGACGACCACGCCCGACGTGTGCGCGACCCGATACATCAGCACCACACCGGCACCGGTCGCCAGCATCGTGGCAATGCCCAGGGCCACAATGAGTGCCGCTATTCCATTTCGTAATCGAGCAGACATGGTTCGTTCCCGCTTCACCGGCGATAACGCACCCGCCGGAACCGCGTTCCGCTCCGGATAGCCCCGCCGGTTGGCCAACACGCTCACCGCAGTCCGCCGGTATCCTCGATAAACTGGTGGACCACGCGCGACATGCCTTGAAGCGGCGTGAAGGTGAGCCAGACCATGCCGCCCGTTGCATTCGTGCGGGTGAGCCCCTCGGTGTAGATCTCCTCGGGAGGCTCTTCGTCGAACCAAACCCAGTCCAGCGTTTCACCCTGCCACCGCTTGCGCCCTTGATCGTAGCTTTTGAACGCAGCGCTGGAGACGCCGCCTGAGGTATGCCGCACCAGGACGTAATCGAGAAGGTCCGGCGTGCCGGTTGCGCGCGCCGACCCCGCGATCAGATGGCCCGGGATGAGACCGGATCCCCACGCGCTCTCGAGTTTCGGTTCGCCGACGAGAACGCGCTGCGCACCATCACGCACGTTGGGAAAGGTATCGCATCCGATCCAGCCGCGGGTCGGACCGACGAAGCGCCGGCCGATCCAATCGTCCGGATAGAGGCCGGTGAGATGGAATGCGGCCTCCGCCGCACCGCACCAGGTCTTGCCGCTCTGATTGGCCCCCATCAGCATGCGTTCGCGATGCGGGCCTCCGTGACAGCCGGGCGGACAATCAACTCCGACTCCGTGCGCCCCGCCGACCTCATGGAAACGGCGCTGCTTGGGATAGGGTTTATACTGAAGAAGCTTCGCCCGCTCCTTCCGCCGCTGTAGTTCCCGCAGGTTGCGGCTCAGGCGGGAGTAAAGACCTGACGTCGATTCCGGCGGCGGCGAGGGCGGCGAGTCCCACCGAGATCCGCTGTCGAAGCTCTGCATCGCTCATGTCCAATTCGTCGGCCGACCGGCGCTCGCTGAACAAGCCGAGGTGGCGTCCCAGGTCGACGAGCGCGGCACGTTTGTCGGCGAGCTTGAAGCGTACGCGCTTGACCTGCGGTGGATCGCCATTGCGCGGATCAGAGTAATCGACGATCACCTCGTCGATTGCCGCACCGGTGTCGCGGTCAACACGCCTGAGGTCCACCTCGGCCAAACCGTCCTGATCGATGCGCACGTAATCCAGAATGTTGGCAAACGCGAGCTTGGCAAATTCGGCAAGCACGGCCTGCCTGCTGGCGGCGAGCGCGGCGAATGCGTGCTGCCTCTCCTGCCCGGTCGTCTCGGGCTGGTCTGCTGCGGGATTCACCGCCGTCGCCTCCATGACAAGTTTCAGCGTCAGACGCAGAACGGGCGAGCGCGGGAGCGCGCACGTGGGCTATGACTGAGATAGATGAGGCGAGCTTCGCTGCATCGCCCGCCCTGCGTCTGAAGCTGCGAGTTTGGTCGAGCCGCAAGCCAATTGCGTCACGGCTCCGCACGGCGGGTGCATCGAGACCTCCGCCGGCATCGCGTCGAACGCGACGCCTGATCGCTACGCCGATCGGACGGCCAAGAAAACCGAACCGTGCGAACGTGTGAACTGTGCGGAAAACGCCGACCGTAGGGCGCCGCTTTTCGCCCGCGACGCCACACCCGGAACTGACGGCCCGCTCAGGCGTTATGTCAGACTTGGTGCGTCACCATCTTTGCGTGGCTGCGCCAGTCACACCCTCCGACTCACCCACGCAGGGAGCGCGCATGCCCGGTCGAAGTCCCGAGACCCAGCAGGAAAAGAAAGAACGGATGGCTGTCGAGGGAGCGCAAGCGATGCGCGAGTACATCGCCAATGCGGAAGCTGTGAACGAACGCACCGCTCGCCTGCGCGCGGAACGCTTGGCTCGCGAGGCGGCCACGACGGAGCCGAAAGCCAAGCGCAAAAAGCGGTGACACTCGCCATTGATTCCGAAGGGCTCGGCCGGATTGGCGCCTCTGCGGATGCCGGTTCTCCCCCGTGACGGCGATCGCAGCCGCACACGCAGAGGCCCGGCTTTGCCTGACAGGACCCCCCTGCCCAGCGAACCGGATGGAAAGGGGTTTTGATTGGGCAGCCGCCCGCCTGCCGGCCCCAACTACGTATTGTTCCTTAGTCGGCGGGACCCGAAGTGCACGCCATACTTTTTCGATGGAAAATCGTGAGATTGCCGCCCGTGAAATCGCAGGCGATATTGATGACATGATCGCCCGGGCCCAGGAGCACGGCCTGGAGACGCTGGTTTACGTGCTTGAGACGGCCAAGATCGAGGCGTTGCGGGCCACCAAGCCGCCACCGCCAAAAAAGCCTCCCTCTACCGACTAGCAGCGCCTGTTTGGATGTCTTCCGGTGGGTGCGTATGCCCGGCTAGGTAGAGTTCCTGACTGGCCGCCGCGCGCGGGGGTGCCCATAATTTCGGCATGGAGACCCGTGAAACTGTCGCCCGAGACATTGCCGGCACCCTCGATGCCATCATCGAGCGCGCGCAGCGGCATAAGCTCGACACCGTCGTTTATGTGCTGGAAACCGCCAAGGTCGAGGCCCTGCGCGCCACCCGGCCCAAGACCGCCCTCGCCCCTGTGCACGCCAGGCAACGCTTCTGACTTCGGATCGGTCCGTGTGACGATGGCAGAGTTGCGGGGGGGGCCGTTAAGCGTCCCAGTACTTCTTACGGAAGAGAAGCGCCTGGGTGACGGCCTGCTCGGTTGGCGCCAGCCGGTCGCGCTCGCGCCTGTGCTCGACCCAGACGATCAGTCCGACAGGCAACGCCGCGCCCGGGCCTGCCGGCTCATCAAGCCGCAGGATGCGCCGCGCACGCGCGTACGCTGTGCCGTCGGCCTCGCGCGCGACAACGATCTCGGATTGACGAGTCGAAAGCATGCGAATGATCCCCCACCCGACGGCGATTTGCAGTAGGCCAGCCCCTCGGACATTCCACGCTGGCCAGTGTCGGCAACCCCGCGGCGGTCACCCTTAGCCGGTCTCCGCCGGGAGCGCACCCTTACTTTGCTACTGCCGTGCACATGACGTTGTCGCCGCGCCTACCGCGCCGGGCGTCATTTGCATCGGCTGAGCCACGGCGTCGGATGGCCCGATGGCAAAACGCGCCCCTCCTTCACGACGGCTCGGCCATCGGCGCCTACGTTGGCAACGGTGCGGATTCGGGGGCCGTCCTTGATGATCGTGAGGTTCAGGACACGCTGGCGGTTCAACCGGGTCTGCAGCTCGATCCTGTTGGGTCCCAGTCGCTTTCCACCGAGCACCAGATAGAGATTGGGCTCATACTCGTCGCCGAGGTCTTCCTTGAAACGCACAGTTCCTTGCCTGTCGACCCAGATCGACCTCCGGCTGTTGCCGGGCCCTGGCGGCTTGTTGCAATCCGGCGACCAAACGCCCGTGAAACCAAACTGCTTGAGCAGCTTCTCTTCTCGGCCGCTGGCGTGGCTTTGCAAAGCCGTTCCTGCCACGACCAGCACGGCCAGCATGGTGATGCGCCCCCACATGCAACCCTTTCCGTCCAGGGGCAGTACCTGCTGCGCCCCGGTCCTGCGACATGGCCTTCCCTTGTCCGACTCGACTGCGCGATGATTTTACCAGAGGTTGCAGGCCAATGGCATGCGAGCCGGCGGTGCCGCAGCGCTGACTGGGGAGGACGGCACGTCAAGCGGCGTGCAATGCTGCGGCTGACACCGTCACCGGCACCGCACGGTGCAGCAAGGCCAACAGGATCTCGACGCGGTGCCTGTCGTCGGCTCGCACCACATCTCCGATCAGTCCTGCAAACGGTCCTTCCGCCACTCGCACTTTGTCCCCGGGGCCGAAGACGGTCCGCTCCCCGGTCCGATCGAACATGCCGGCCGCCTCGGCGCGGCGGAACTCCGTGATCCAGGCGTCCGGCACCTGCGCGGGCACATGCCGATCACTGGTGAGAATCGATTCCACTCCGTGCGTAAAGCGGATCGGGTACCAATGCTCGTTGGCAGCATCGAAATGCACGAACAGATAGCGCGCGAACAGCGGGCGTGCGACCCGTTCTCGCTTTCGCATGTGGCGGACCCACCTGTGCTCGACCGGCATGTAAACTTCGAAACGAAGTGACTCGATTCCCTTTCTGGCCCGGTTCTCACAATTGACGTTGGTCCGAACCACGTGCCAGGTGCGCTCCATTCCGCGCGTCCCCGCCGGATAGTCTGCTGTCGTCATGACATCCTCCTGTGAACTTCCGATCCGCGCGTCATGCGATACCGAACACGGATTGGTGATGGCGCACGACGCAATCGCGGGCTTCGTGCACGCGCGAACATCGCAATCACGAGCGTGCGAACACCGAAACCACCATTGCAGCGGCGCGTTGCCATCAAAACGAACGGAGGCGACGCCATGTTGGATTGGATGCCGCGTCCGCTGGTCATTACGGCTATGTTCGGCGGCGCGATGGTTGTACTGCTGCTACTGCTGACGCAACTCGCCCTCATGGGAAGTTGAGGCAAGCATCTCGCGAGAGACGCGCGGCGTGTGTGGGCGCTCGACTCTCTCACTGCATCTCGTCGCGTAACGCACGCGCCCATTCCTCGAGCGACGCAGCTCCGCCGATTTTCAATGCGACGGCGTCGGCAATGGGCGACATCTTCTTCACCGCATGTACGATGGTCGTGTGATCGCGGCCGCCGAACGCACGCGCGATGTCCGGCATGCTGCGCAGCGTGAACCGCTTGGCCAGATACATCGCCACGTGACGGGGACGGACGATCCCGTCCGCGCGGCGCGCCGACTTCATGTCGTCGACGGATACGTCGAACACACGCGCCACCGTTTGCACGACCTCGCCGATGGGAATTCGCCTGGGCGTCGAATCCTCGAAACGAGCCCATTCGGCGGCAACTTGCCGCGCCAGGGGATCGAGCGGTGCGTGCGTCGCCGATGCCTGCGTGAACGCCAGCACGGCGTCGAGCGTGACGAGTGCGTTGACGACGACGGCCTCTGCCATGCCGAACAGGCGGGCGGTGACGCTGGCCGCGAGAAGCGAGCGACGCACGACAAGCGAGGCCGCCATCCGCCGGCCGAGCGAGGCTTTCCCGTCCAGGTTCGACAGCATGTCGCGCGGTGCAAGATGCAATGCAGCCGAGATGCTGCGCACGACGTCGCGTATCTCCACCGGCAGATCGCGCAGCCCCTCGTCCGCCGCGCCCGACAGGCCATCCGGGAACGCAGATGGCGACGGCGGCGGAGTGCTCGACGCCGCATTCCCGGCGCGGGATTGCGGTCGCGCCGAACCGGCGCCCAAGCGCGCACGCACCGTGTCGTAGTGCGCCCGGAGTTCCTCGGCGCAACGCAGTTCGTGCTCCTTGTTGTGTCTCGCGGTCACCTCAGGCTCCCTGTTCGCGCCGCCGGGTGGCGGACGCGATGTCGATGCGGCTCTCGTCATGCAGGGAGGATGGCGAGGCACATGCCTCCTCCTCCTCGCAGCGCGGAAGAAAATCAGCCGCGCTCAGCACGACCCCTTGTGCTCGGGCGAATTCGATCAACGCGCGGTGGTACCGTTGCGGAATCAGTCCACCGGTGCCGCCCTTCGCGCGCGGATATTGCCAGCGATAAGGAGCGGTGAGCGCGGTGCCTGTGGCCCTGGCCACCGCCGCCGGCCCTCCGAGCATTCCGACGATTGTGCTTGCTGGTTCCATGCCATGACGATTTCTGATTATCCGAAGTTGGTCAAGCGATTTCTTCCGGAAATCCGAAATCTTCTCTTTTCTGTTTTGCAGAAAAATGGTAGGGCGATGCCATGGATATCGAGGACATCCGGCGTGGGCTGCAGAAGCCCGGCAAGAGCAAGAGCGGCCTTGCCGCCGCGCTTGGACGACAGCCGTCGGCGGTCACGGCGCTGCTCAAGGGCGAGCGCGAATTGAAGGCGCGCGAGATCGCGATCGTCGCAAGTTACCTTGAGCTCGACGTTCCGCAGCCGGGCGAAGTCCGCATCATGGGGTACGTCGGCGCCGGCGCGGTCATCGACCCTGATTCCGAGCAGGTTCCGGCCGATGGGCTCACCACCGTCATCCTGCCCTTTGCGCTACCAGACGAAATGATCGGGCTGGAGGTGCGCGGCGATTCGATGCTGCCGCGCTACGACGACGGCGATGTCATCGTTGTTTATCGTGAGCAGCGTCGGCCGCTCGAATCGTTTTTCGGCGAGGAAGCCGCGGTGCGCACCAAGGACGGGCGCCGCTATCTCAAGACCATCAGCCGCGGCAAGACGCGCGGCACCGTGACGCTCCTGTCCTTCAATGCGCGACCGATCGAGAACGTCCGCCTCGATTGGATCGGCGAGATCTACGTCGCGGTGCGCGCCGGCCAGATCCGGCGCATGCGGCAGGAAGGCCCGAAGCGCGCGAACCCGTCGCCGAAAATCCCCGCGGCCCGCCGCTGA